CCAGTGGGCCCCGTATCGCCCGTGTCACCTTTATCTCCCTTATCGCCTTTTGCGCCTGGACTAGAAACAGCGATGCTGCTAGATGCAGGCTGAGTTACCGTTACGGAAGTGCTGTCACTTACTGTGATCGTGGTTGACGTCCCATCACTTACTGTAATCGTGGTTGACATTAGGCAAGAGCTTCAGAGATGTCGTCGTTTACAGTAAAGCTTCCTCTCAAAATCGTAGTGGAAACTCCATCCAAAATCTGCTGCAAGTCGTAGACATATCTTCCCGCTGAAACTTGCCTCATGATAGAGTCGCTGGCTGTGATCGTGAGATTACCCGAGTCGTCAGTAGTGAAGGAGAAGTTGATTCCGTCCTCGGCAGCCTTGCCACGATTTACGCTTCCAATCACAAGTTTGCGCTCTCCTTGAACCTTCTGCCTACCTCTTACCTGCATCAAGAATTCGTACCCCGAAGTGGTTAGCGTCAAAGCTGTACCCGTAGAATCTTTGAGCAACAGCTTCAGATTAAATGTGTCACCCTTTCTACACGTGATGTCCAGCTTGTCTGAGACATCAAGATTTACTTTACTAGCCATTATTGTAGTAGTTGTGAGATGTCAAATCCTGCAGCCCCCTCCTCTTCTAAGGCGCCGCGCTCACCTTTACGCTGAGCAATCAGCTTGCTTTGCTCGACAGCTTGCTTCTTGACCCGCTCGTCCTTCCTGTCGTCTTTCTGCTTTTCTACTTCTAGTCGGTTCATTTGATCGGCAGTCTTGTCGGCACTGCGATTCAAAAGGCGCAACTGCTCGATCTCTTTTTGCATCTCGTGCTTGACACGGGCGATAGCAATCTCAGCTTCGGTTTCAAGCTGGATTTTCTGCGCGTCGAGCTGCGCAGTCATCTGCATTTCTTGCTGCTTTGCTTGCGATGCAACCAGGGCGGCCTGTTGAGCCTGCTGAGACTGCATCTGAGAGTTCTGCATAGCAATCTCTTGCTGCTTCTTCATGCGCTTCTTGCGCCTGACCATCAGCAGTTGTTCCGCTTGGTTGACGTCCTTCATAGCCCGCACGGCCATAGCGTCCTCTAGGTCAAGCTCTTTCTGTGACAAAGCGATCTGGATGTTCTGCTCGAGATACACCCTGTCCTTGTCCTCCATCTCTCTCTGCACTTGAACACCGAAGTTGTACATCGGAAGATCGCTGAACGAAGACAACACCCCCATGTTGGTTTCTCCGATAGCGTTCTCATACGCTTTGAAGATCACCGAATCAGGAGGCAGGATCTGCAGGCACTTGACTACGTCCTCACACACCTTCTTGTAGAGGATCATAGCTGCGTTGGTGACGTCATAGGTGGCGTTGTTGCT